ACAAGCCTGGGCATGCCGGCCCGATCGGGCACGTGCGCCGCGGGATTCTGACCCTCCTCACCGAGACGGACGGCTATACCGGCATCATCCACAACAGTGCGCCGGCACCTGGCGAGCGCCGCCCCTTCGGTGATCAACCCTATATCACCCGACGCTATGGGCCGCCCCTCGGGTGGCTGGAAGGGATGGAGATCGTCCTGGCGGATGGCGAGCGCTGGCGTCTGGAGCAGATCCCACGCGTGCCAGAGGTGCCGGCCTGCCCGGATACCTACGGCGCCCTTCTGCTGTGCTGCGAGGTGCTCACCGAACAAGGCCAGCCGCGTGCTTCCCGGATCGCCGCGGGCCTTCGCGCCGCACCGTATGACCCCTGCCCGGAATGTGAGGGGCGCTTCGCCGAGGTCGAGGATTGCCCGTGCTGCGACGGCTACGGCTTCGTTCCGGAAGTCTGACGGCCTGTGCGAAATGTTGACGCGTTGGCAGAATGCCATTCCTCATATACTGTACGGGCATACAGTAGTCAGCGTATGGAGTTCGCGCATGTTGTCGAGTCAGAAGGAAGCCCGCCCGGTCGCCCAGGAGGTACCGCAGTTGGTCGAGCCGGTGAGTGAAACCGAGCGGGCGCTGCTGCGCTGGTACCGGCAATGCACGCCGACGGACAGGGCGCATGTGATTCGCTTCGTCTCGGTGCTGGCCGAAACCCAGAAACACTGAAGGCGCCGAATGGCGCCTTTTTCATGCCCGTGCTACATGCACATCGGCACCTCGCCGTGCTCGCCCCACTCCTCGTCGATCAGCTCCCAGGCGGAGCGCTGCGGCTCTGCCGGTAACGGCGCGGGCTCGGTCACGCGTTCGCTTGCTGGATCCGCATCCATTCCCGCTCCACGGCGCGCTGGGCGCTGCTCTTTTCGGCGTACAGGTGCAGCAACCGCTTGGGGCTGGTCTGGTCGCCTTCGGTGAGTTTCTTCTGGTCGCCGGTTTTCTCGTCGCGGTACCAGGCGAGCACGCCGGTGTAGTTGCCGGCCTCGGCCAGGCTGGCGATGTCGTCGGCGTCCGGCAGTTTGGATTCCAGCTCGAGCGAGGTGGTGTAGCTGTCCGGCGTGAAGCTGTGCTGGACGTTGGCGCCGAGCCAGACCACGGCGTCGATGTCGGCCTTCACGCCGATCAGGCTGTAGGTGAGTTCTGGGATCAGCTCCGGCCGGCCGCGGGCCAGCGTGTAGCTGAGCGTCGCGGTACCGCGCTGCAGGCGGGACCATTCTGCCCGGGCGGCTCGCAGGGCGGCCTCCTGGTCGGTGTAGGTGTGGCGCAGGTCCTTGAGGTTGTCGCCGCCGCCGGCGATGGCTTCCTTCTTCTCGGCGCTGTTGAGCTCGTAGTAGTAGGCGCGCACGCCGCTGTAGCTGTCGCGGTCGGCCTGCAGGTAGCGGTGCTGGTCGCCGTCGGCGCGGGTCAGGGTGATGTGCGGCAACGCCAGGCCGCTGGCAGTCACGCTTTTGCCCGCAGGCATAAACAGCAGGTTGCCGGACTTGATGCTCGCAATCGCGTCGAACTGCTGGCCCAGGCGGCTGAGCAGGTTGGCGTCGGATTCGTTGGCCTGATCAATCTGGACCAGCTCGATGGTTTCCAGCGCGGCGCTGATCACCGGGCTCAGGCCGTAGGCAGCGGCGATCTGGAACACGATGGTGCCGATGGTTTGCCCCGTCCAGGAGCGCTCCCGCTTGTTCTTCAGCCCTTCGCGCAGGTCGGCGCTGCGGGCGCGAATGCTGAGCATGTCCGGCGCGCCGCTGTGCTCGACCTCGTCCACGGTGTAGCTGCCCTTGTCCACGAGGCCCGTGTCGTGCCAGCCGAGCCACAGGCGCACCACGGCGCCGCGTGGCGGGATGGCCAGCAGGCCGTCGTGGTCGCTGAGGCTGATGCTGAGCTGGTCGGCCTCCATGCCGCGGTTGTCGGTGAGCTCGATGCTGATAAGCCGCTGCTCGATGGCGCTGGTGATGTCCTGCCCGTTGACCATCACGCGGCAGATCGGCTGCGGGTAGGCGGTAGCGTCGCGGTACTTGTCCGCGGCCTGGCCGAGCAGGCTTTTGCCCTGGGCGATGATGGTGTCGATCACAACAGCAGTCTCCGCAGGATGTTGCCGCCGGCGCTTATGGCGCTGCCGAGCAGATCCACCCGGCCGTCATCGATGCGTTTGAGCGTGAGGGTGAACTCAATGCGCCGCGCCTGGCCGTCGCGGAAGAACAGCGTGCGGGTTTCGCTCAAGGATTCGATGATCCAGGTGCCGTAAATCTTCCCGGTGCCCTCAACCAGCGGCCACGCTTTGCCGGTGTCGGCCATGGTGCGCAGCGTGTCGAGGCTGAGCTGGGTGCCGGCCAGCGCGGGCAGCAGCACGCCCGGCAGGGTGATGCTGTCATCACCGCGGCCAAGGTACTGGCGCGCCGGGTTGGTGCCGATGCGCGAGGTGCTGCCGTGCCGCCATTCCGTCTGGCGCTGGAATTCCTGGTAGGCCAGGGTCTCCAGGCTGAAGACGAACATGCCAAGGGCCATCATCATGGTCCGTTACTCCTGGTTATCAGTCCTGGTCGAATAGGGATGAGCGCGCACGGGCGCCCTTCTCGCGCTCGAGGCGTTCCAGCTCGGCACGCACCATGCGCGCGATCGCGGCTGGGTCCATGCCGGCTGCGGCGTTGATGTTGACGTTGTAGGTGTTGCCACCCGCGCCTGCTGCGGCAGCCGGCGCACGCGCCGCCAACGGTGGGCGCGAGTCGAGCGGAACATCGGCAGCCAGAGCAGCGGAACCGCCAGCCTCCATGCCAGCGAGTGCGGAGAACGGGTTGCCGGCGCTGGCCAGTGCGCTGCCGCCGGCATCGGCAAGGCCCTGCCCGACGCCTTCCATCGCCGCGAACGGGTTGCCCTGGCCCTGCTCGAGGCCCACCGCCAGGCCGTCCATGGTGTGGCCACCCAGCTCAGCAAACACCCGCGACGGCGAGTGGATGCCGAGCAGGTTCTTGAAGGTGCCGATGACGCTCTCGGCCATGCCCCCGATCGATGCCGTGAGGTTGGGGAACATGCTGGTGAAGCCGTTGATCAGGCCCTGCACCAGGTTGCCACCGAACTCGCTGAACTTGCCCGGCAGCTCCACGCCGAACCAGCCCAGCACACCGGCGAAAGCGCGGTAGAACAGCCCGAGCGGGCTGAAGTTGACGATCAGCTGGCCGATGCCCGCCAGCCCACCGTCAAAGCCCGCGCGGATCTCCGACCAGATGCCAAGGAAGAACGCCTTGATCGGCTCCCAGTAGCGGTAGATCAGATAGGCACCCGCGGCGATGGCGGTGATCGCTAGGCCGATGGGGTTCATCATCAACGCACGACCGATGAACAGGATTCCCTTGCCCACCAGCGGCAGCGCGGTCTTGCCCAGATTGAACAGCGTCCCGGCCAAACCTGCGCCCTTGATGCCGAACAGCGTCATGCCGTAGCGCACCATGGCGAACGGCCCGAGGATGCTGGCGATCGCCAGGGTGAGCCCGCCCATGCCTGCCATGAGAATGCCGACGCCGGCGGCCGTCTTGACGATGTTGGCGGCGAGCTTGGGGTTCTCGGCGATCCAGCCCTTCACGCCACCGATGATGCCAGTGATGGTCTGGGTGATCTCGCGCATGGGGCCGTTCTGCTGCTCCTGCAGCTGGATGCCCAGATCCTCCCAGGCGCTGCCCATGGCCGAGAGATCGCCGCGCAGGTTGTCGGCCATGGTCTTGGCCGTGGCGCTGGCCTCGCCCTCGGTGTTCTTGAGGGTGCTGACGAACTCCTGCAGCGCGCCGCTGCCAGCCTGGGCGACCAGCACCTGCATACCTGCTACCGCTTCTTCGCCGGCGATTGCCTTGAGCAGGCCGGCGCGGTCGGCGTCGCCCATGTTCTTGGTTTTCTCGTAGATCTCCTGCAGCACAGTGGGCATGTCGCGCAGGTTGCCCTGGGCATCCTTGGCGCTGATGCCGAGCTTGTTCAACGCCTTGGCTGCTGCTGCCGGCGGCGCGGACAGCCGGTTAAGGATGGCACGCAGCGCGGTACCACCCATGCTGCCCTGGATGCCGGCGTCACCCAGCTTGCCGGCCATGGCGGCGACGGTCTCGATGTCCTGCCCGACGCTGGCGGCCACGGGCGCGGCGTACTTCATTGTTTCGCCGAGCATCTGCAGGTTGGTGTTGGAGCGGGTGAAGGTGCCGACCAGTACGTCACCCAGGCGCCCGGTTTCGCTCGCCTGCAGATTGAAGCCGGTGAGGATGTTGGAGGCGATGTCCGCCGTTTCTGCCAGGCCACTGTCGCCGGCCTTGGCGAGATCCAGCATGCCGGGCATGGCCGCCTGGATCGATTCGGCCTTGAAGCCGGCCATAGCCAGGAAGCCCTGGGCTTCTGCCGCCTGCCCCGCGGTGAACTGGGTGCTGGCACCGAGCTGGCGGGCCTGCTCGCGTAGCGCGGCCATCTCCTCCGACGCACCGTCGAGGCGGGTCAGCGCCTGCACCTTGCTCATGGCGGCGTCGAACTCCAGCCCGGGCGCCATCAGCTGCGCGCCGGCGTAGAGCATGCCGCTGCCGGTGGCCAGTCCGCCTGCACCGCTGGCGGCCATGCTGCCGGCGAGCTGCTGGGTACGGTCATAGTCGGCCTTGGCCTGGCCGAGGCGCTTCTGCTGGGCGGTGAGCTGCTTGAGACGCTGCTCCTGCTTGCCCATGGTCTGGTTGGTGCGCTCAATGCGCTGGCGCAGCTCGCGTTCGTGATCGGACAGGTTGCGGGTGCTGATGCCCGCCTCGCCCAGCTTGCCGCGCAGGCCCTGCAGCTCGCGCTGTTGCTCGTTGTGTTTCTGCTTGAGGGCGTGGCCCTGGCGGACCGCGCTCTGGAATTCACGCGTCAGCGCCTTGGTGGGCGCTTCGGCTGCAGCCATTTCGCGGGATAGCGCCTTGATGCGCTCGCGGTTGGCCTGCAGGGCGCCGCCGGTTTGGTCGGCAGCGCCCTTGAGGTTGCGGAATGAACTGACGTCCTTCTGCAGGGCCTGCAGGCCCTTGAGTTCGCCGCGGGTGTCCTTGAGCGCACGGCCCAGGCTGGTCGCGCCGCTGGCAATGGTGCGCAGCGGGCGCGTGGAGTTGTCCAGCGTCTGGAGGTTGACCTTGAGGTTCAGATCACGCGCCATGCGTGCGCTCCCATCGTTCGATGGCGCGCTCGCGCCAGTCCATCAGTTCATGCAGCGGCATGGCGTTCATCTGCTCTGGCCCCCAGTGGAACACCAGGGCGATGTCCGCCATCACGTCATCTACGCGGCGGGGGATTCCGCCGTGCTGCCCGTCTTCTGCAAAAAACCGGCGATGGCGTCCGCGCAGCCCAGCAGATCGGCCACGTCCAGGGCGGCAACTTCCTGCTCGGTGAGGGTCGGCACGCTGATGCGCGGCACCAGGCGAATGGTGGCGTTGACGTCGCCGTTGATCAGGTCGGCCAGCTTGAGGCCGCGCAGCTCGCCGGCGGCCGGCTTGCGCAGGGTGATCTCGGTGATGCTGGTCTCGCCGCGCTTGATGGCCTGCTCGAGGACGATGGGGTCGCTGGTCTTGCTCATGGGTGTGCTCCTTGGGGTTGGGGTTGCCGCAGCGCTTGGCGGCTGCGGCGGGTTGCGAAACGGTGGGCGTTGGCCGCGCATGGCTTACAGGCCGATGGCCTTGCGGTGCTCGGCGAGGCGGTCTTCGCCGTTGACCATGAAGACGAAGTTGAGCAGGTCGATCTCGATCTCGACGTTGCCGTCCACGCTGAGCTTGTAATAGGTGCAGGTGGTGGTGATGGAGTGCTCTGTGTCTTCGCCGGACTCGGCGTCGCCGAAGTCGATCTCCTCGTGCCGACCGCGGGCGACCACCTCGACGGCAGTCACGGCGCCGGTGTCGTCCTGCTGTACGGAGCCAGCCCAGCGCAGCATCACGCCGTCTGCCTTCACGGCGCCGAACTGGCGCAGCACGGTCAGGTCCCAGCCGCCGAGCGTCCATTCGATCTGGATGCCGTCGTCGGAGTGGCCCATGTCGACCTTCACCGGGCCATCCATGCCGGCGCCGCGCCAGTCTTCGAACTTGCGGCCGAGGGTCGGCAGGGTGACGGACTTGCACTGGCCAACGTAGCTGTTGCCATCGTTGAACAGGTTCATGTGCTTGAGTTTCTTGGGCAGGGCCATGGCTGGGCTCTCCTACGGCGCGGCCGGGGCCGCGCGGGTCAATGGGGTCAGGCGGTGATGCCGGCGGCGAAGTCGACCAGGTAGCGGTCGGTGATGCGCTGGCGCAGCAGCAGGTTTTCCAGCGGCGGCACGGGGGTGTAGTCGTAGTCCAGGAACAGCTTGCCGGCCTTGAGGGTGTCCTTGTCGTTGGCCGCCTCATCGAACCAGCACTGCCCGTCGATGATGTAGCCACCGCGCTTGAGCTCGCGGAACTTGGCGTTGATGCCCTCGACGATGTCGCGCACCAGGGAGGCGTGCATGGGCTTGTCCACCGCCCAGAAGTGCCCCTCTGCCATGGTGTCGGCCAGCACCTGGGCGGTGCGGGTGTAGTTCTCGAAGGCGAACAACGGGTCGGCGCTGCAGGTGCGCGAGCCCCAGAAGCGGAAGCCGTCGCGGCGGATCAGCGTGGTGACCTCGTCGGCGTTGAGCAGGCCGGCGTCGGTGGCGGGGTTCTGCAGGTCGAAGTAGATGTCCTTGGAGAGGCCCGACACGCCGTTGACCGGCACGTTGGAGAGGGTTTTGTGCCAGCCGACCTGCTCGTCGAGCTTGGCGCGCAGGCCCAGGGCGCGTGCGATGGCGCTAGCCTGAGCGTTGGCGTTCGCTACGGTGTCCCAGGAGACGAAGTCCGGCCAGATGAGCATCAGCTCGCGTGCACCGAAGCCGGCGCGGTAGGCGATGGCATCGCTGACGGTCTCGCAGCCGTAAGCGTTGGCGTAGGCAAAGCCGCGCAGCTTCTCGGCGATCGCTACTAGCTCGGTGGCGACGGGCAGCGAATCGAGCTCGGGCACGCCGAGGATGCGCGGCTTGACGCCGAGCTGGGCCTCGGCCGCGAGCAGGGCCTTCATGCCCAGGTATTCGCCGGTTGGGCTCACGCCGCCGATGATGTTGCTGGTGGTCGCGGCCTCGTCGGCGCCCTCCTCCACGCGCACCACGACGGTGACGGGCGATGCCTGGTCGGCGATGGCATCCAGGCTGCGCGCCAGGGTGCCCAGCTCGCCGGCGGAACCGGAAGCGGTGAGCACGTCGGTGAGCAGCACCGGCTTGTTGAGCGGGAACTTGACCGCATCAGCATCCGACGCGGTGCAGACCATGCCCACCACGGCGGTGGAAACGGTGCGAATGGGGCGCGTGCCCTCGTTGATTTCGAGGACGCGGACGCCGTGATGGTAATCGGTGGCCATGGGGTTGAGGCTCCTGGGCGAGTGCCGGATCAGTGAGCCTTGAGGGTGACGCGCGCGCGCAAGAGGCGCACGCGGCGGGCTGTGTAGCGGTGGGGGTTACAGGGCTGACAAGAAAAGCCCCGACTTGCGGGGCAGTTCTTCCAGGGCCAATCAGGCTGCCGCGTTGCCGACGCCTGCCACTGCCGCCTCGATCGCGGCGATGGTTTGCTCGGCCAGCTGCTGCGCCTGCTCGGCCTCGCCGGCATCCATCAGCGTGCGGATCCGCTCCTTCGCGGCCAGGCGCGTTTCGCGGATGACGTACAGCGCCTCGGTGTACGCCGCGGCCTCGGCCAGGATGCTGTCCGCTGCCTGCTGCGCAGTGCGGCCGTTGATGGCCCAGGCGGCGACGGTGCGGGGCACCGCGTCTGCTGGGTAACCGGCGTCCGCGAAGGCCTGCGCCTCGATGCGGGCGCGGTCGTATTCCACAGCGCGCAGCGGGTCGCCAGCGACACGGGCGCGGGCGGCGTCGGCGGCGGTATCGACGCGGGTGCAAAGTTCATCAGCCGATGGCATTACGGCCTGGGGCGCTGTGAACACCTTGCCATCCCACCGCCAGCCCGGCCCGCAGCCGCCAGCCTGGCTAACCTGCTGCCACTGCAACGATGGATGGAAACGCCCTACCGGGTCCATGTCCGTGATCTCGGCCACGGTGCCGTTTTCAATTCGTGCCCACATTGTCGTCACCATTGAATCAGAACCAGACCGCCAGCCCCGTCACCGCCTTTGCCCACAGTGCCAACGCCGCCACCGCCACCGCCACCATGCTGACAGCCTGCGACACCGGTAGAATCGCCGCTTCGACCGCCGCCGCCAAACGCGCTAGCGCCTCCATCGCCTGACCCACCGCCACCGCCACCGCCGCCGCCATCACTGCCATGCGCGCCGATGAGCGTCGCGTCAGCGCCGGGCGCGGCACCTGGAGATCCGCCAGCCCCGTCACCGCCACCGCCGCCCCCCGTTGCACTCACGTAAGCGCCAAAGGATGAAGATCCCCCAGCCTGTCCTCCTACACCCACGCCTACACCGCCTGCGCCACCGGCACCGACCGTCACAGCAACACTCAGCACACCAGCCAGACTCCGCCGCAGTATTCCAGCGCCGCCGCCACCACCACCGCCGCCACGCCATCCGCTTGGACCCTCACCGCCACCTCCGCCACCACCGACGACGGTAATAGTCGGGACGCGACGCCCACTGCGCAGCACGGGCGGAACCGTAAAAGTGTGGCTGCCAGGGGCGGTGAACGCCACCAACCCGCTCGCAATACTGCCCGGCAGCTGCGCCTGTCCGACGCACCACCATTTTCCCGCGCCATCGCTGCGCAGGCGCAGGAAGTCACCGGCGAACAGCAGCTCGGTCGTAGTTTGTCCGGCGGCTTCGGCCGTGGTGTCGAGCATTATCTTGTCGGTACCGCTGGCGGCGATCACCAGCGCGTTGCTGGTCACATCCACGCGCCGCAGAACCACCTCACGCACGCCAAGCGCTGCATTGGCAGCCGGCAGGGTGAAGGTCCGTGCTCCGCCGCCGGCGTCCAGCAGCACGAGGCCGAGCTGCGCCGCGGTGATGCCGACCGTAGCAGAAAGCGTGACGACGGGACCGCGTAGTTGGTACTGCGTGTGCGGGTCAGCTGCGGCGAGGTGGTTGACGATCAACGTATCGGCATAGGCCCGGGTTGCCAGCACCACGCTCGGGTCGATCTTCAGCTGGATGTTCTGGGTGCTGCTCACCAGGATGTTGAGGCGCACCACCTGGGTGCGGCCGCTGCCCTGGGCAAGTTCGGGCTTGAAGGTCGGCGGGCAGTTGGCGACTGCAATCAGGTCGCCCGCTTCGTCATACAGGCCGATCTCGCGAATCCACCAGCCGCCAATGTCCTCGGGGATGACCTGCTCGGCGATGATGATCGCGCTGTTGTTCGGGTCGATGCTGAGCTGGTTGAGCGGTGCCCGGCGGCGCTCGTTGATCAGGGCCGTCTGGGTGCGGCTCGGCATCGGTTCGGCGCCGTTGGCATCGCCGACGCCGAGCTGGGTGATGTTCAGGTTGACGCCCAGGGCGGTGGCGTTGGCCAGCTTGGCCTCGCCGACTGCGGTGAGCATGGCCATGTATTGCGAGTTCTGGTCTGCCATATCAGCGGATGTCCATGGTGTCGATGACGTGTTCGCGCGCGCCCCAGGCCAGCGTGCCGCCGACCTCGATGTCGCACTGTGCGGGTGGGTAGATGTCGAGTTCGTCGCCCGTGGTAAGGGCGACACCGATGTGCTCGGTGCCCTTGATGTCCAGGCTGATAGCCAGGCCCACTAGGTGGCGGCTGACGGGCTTGGCGTCGTCGATCAGCCAGGTGAGTTCCTGGTACATCTCCTCGGTGATGCCGGTGTCCAGCACGCCGACCAGCAGGCGGAACGTGCCGGGCGTGCCCAGCGGGGCCTCCTCCCACCACTCGCGTACTTCGATCAGGTAGCCCAGCGGCTCGACCACGCGGCGCAGCGCGCCGATGGTGCCCTTGTGGGCGTGGATGAAGTACGCGGCCTTGATGGCGGCGCGCTTGGCACGCTCGGGCCAGGCGCTGGACCAGCGATCGACAGAAAACGCCCAGGCGAGGTACGGCAGCAGCTCAACCGGGCAGGTGTCCGGGTTCCAGAGGTCGCGCAGCGGTACCGGTACGCGCTCGATCTGCGCGAGGGCTTGGGCGGCGAGGCGCTCAGGCTCGCTGGCGTTGGGTGGCAGCAGGCTCAGGCTCGCCATCAGGCCTCCGCCACCGTGACGGTGAAGCCGGTGCAGTACGGTGCCTGGGTTTCAGTGGCGACCACGTCGACCCAGCCGGGCAGCTCGACTCGCTTGACGCCCTCGATGTGCAGGGCAGCGTCCAGGGCGGAGCGGTTGACCTCCTGCCCCAGGCGGCGGCGCTGGTTGACCAGGGCGAGCCCGCGGGCCTCAGCGGCGGAGCGGATGGGCTCGGCCTCTGGCCCGACGGTGTTCAGGTAGAGGACGGCGTCGACGCTGTAGGCCAGCACCTCGGCGCCCTGCACGGTGAGGCGATCGGCGACCGGCCGGCGGTCTTCATCGCTGAGGTAGGCATCCACCACGGCGAGCAGATCAGCATCGGCACTGCCGTCGCCCAGTGCGCTCTGCACGGTGACGACGACCTCAGCCGGATTGGGGCTGATGCAGGAAGCGTCGGCCACGCGGCCGTCGGCGCTGCGCGCGTGGAAGATGTAGGCATTGCGCGGGCCGGCGGTGCTGAGCCCCTCCATGGCCATCTGGATGCGCTCGCGCAGGGGCTCGTCGCCCTCCATCACTGCCGCAACCGGCGGCACGGCGCTGGGGTTGGCCGGGGTGATGACCAGACGGGCGACGTTGAAGCGCGCGCCGATCTGCTCCAGATCCGCGCCTTTGGCGAAGGCCAGCAGGTTGGCCATCGCCGCCTCGTTGACGCGCTGCCGCCAGAGGGTTTCGCGGTAGGCGTTCTCCTGTAGCAGCTTGGTGAGCGGCTCGGATTCCAACGTCAGGGTGGCGGCGACCTCGGCCTGCTTGTCGGCAGGCCAGAGGCTGATGGCGAAGGCCTTGCGCTCGGCGAGGATAGCTTCGTAGTCGATCGGCTCGACCACGTCGGGCGTCGGCAGCTGTGCCAGATCGATGGGGGTAAAGGTGCTCATGCGGCGGCTCCCAGGGCGAGCGGCACGCGCAGGCTGAGCGGCTCGTTGCTGTCGGTGCGGCTGCCTTCCACGTCCAGGTAGGCCTGGCCGGGTTGCTCGCCGAGGCTGAGCTGCACGCGGCTGAGGCGGATACGCGGCTCCCAGCGCATCAGGGCCATGGCCACGGCTGCGTAGGCCTGCAGGCGGGTGGCGTCATTGAACGGGGCGTCGATCAGGTCCGGCAGCAGGCTGCCGTATTCGCGGCGCATCACTCGGCTGCCGATGGGCGTGGTGAGCACGTCGGCGATGGATTGCGCTAGGTGCGCGGCGCCGGTGATGGCGCGGCCTGTTTTGGCAGCGAGGCCGATCATAGCGGCGCCCCCGTGGTGCTCGGGCCGCTTTGCACTCCGCCATGCTTGTGAGTGACCAGACTGATTCCGGATGCGACCACGTCTTCGCTAACGGTTACGGTGCCGGTGATGGCCACGTCACCGAGAATGAACACGCCACCCGGCGCGGTGAGCTGCGCCTTGCCGCCAGCGGGTAGCGTGGCGCTCAGCGTGTGGCTGTCGTGGTCGTAATCGATCACAGCCCCGTCCGGATAAGTCCGGCGGCGCACGGTGGCGCTGTTCGACGGCGCCGGACGTTGCTGTGAGTAGAGCCCGACCAGGGCGACGCCCAGGGCCGGTTCGCCGCTTGGGCTGAAAAGAATGCACTGCTCGCCGACCGTCGGCGGATCCCAGTCGCTACTGTCGCCAGCGCGCCGGGCGAGCCAAGGCAGGTTCGGCACGCTGAGCCCGCCGGTGCTGACCGTGCAGCGCGCAGCCTGGTGATCCACCGCGGCGATGGTGCCGAGGCGGATCAGGTTTTCGAGGCGGCGTAGGAGGTCGGTGATATTCATGGCCCCATGCTGGCGTTCGCGCGCGCGGGGTGCATTCGCTGGGCTGTGTACGGCGTGCCGTTACAGGTTCAGCGCACCAGATGCTCGAGCAGGCGGTCGCGGATCAGCTCCAGATCCGCATCGGTGAAGCCGAGCAACTCACGGCGGGCGTATTGCACATCGGGCGCGCCGGGGGCTGGGCGATCGCGCAGGCCGTACTGGTGGATGCGGGCGATGCGCGAGAGGCGGCCGGCGAAGCCGATGGCGATGGTGCTGGCGTCGCTCTGCAGGCGCAGGTAACGGGCGGTGCGCAGCTTGGTGAACATCTGCCGTTTGCGCTTGATGCGCCCAGCCTTGGCGCGTAGTTCCTGCCGGGGCTTGCGCGGGGCGAAGGGCGTGCCGTCGGCATTGCGTTGGGCGGCGATGCGCTGCTGTTGGCTGCGGCGCAGGTCGCGGGCGATGGTTTGGGTGACGCGGCGCCGCTCGGCGGGCTGCAGCTGGTTGAGCAGCGCGCCGGCCCAGTCCTCGAGGGCGCGCAGATCGTCAGCCATTGCCGCCCCACTCGGCTAGCAGCTCGCCGTCTGGCGTTTCCACGCGCATGGCCGGTACCAGGAACAGTTCGTCATCGACCACCGGCTCGGCCGGGTGACTGACTTGCAGGGTGCCGTCTGCCTGCGGCTTGACGATCACCCGCTCGGTGAGCGGCAGGGTGATGGAGAGGTCCACCTTCTTGTTGTCGAGGATGTCCGCCTCGAACTTGATGGCGTCCCTACCCTTCTGCTGGTTCTCCATCAGTTCGCGCTGGTTGACCAGCACCCATGCGAACAGCGGGATGGCAACGGCGTCCGGGTGGCCGGCGAAGTCGGTGAGGATCAGGTTGAGCGTGTAGCTGTATTCGAACGACAGGCCCGGCGCGGCGGTGCTGCGCAGGCTGCCGTTGTCGATGAACACCAGCAGGCGGTCGGGGTTGTGCTTGAGTTCGGGGATGGCGGCCAGCAGGTGGGCGCGCAGGGATTCGGGTTTGTTCATGGCTGCTGGGCTCGGGCGTTGTGGTCCATGATCAGATCGACCTTGGCGGCGCATTCGCCCCAGGCAGCGATGAGGGTGTCGCCGTCGTCGCTCAGCTCGCCGTTATTCGCCGGTGCTGCTGGCTCCAGCGTGCAGCGCGTCACGATCGGACAGCCACTGACGGTAACCTGCGGCGCCGGTGATGGCGGGACGTTGGTGCAGGCGGCGAGCAGCATCAGGCAGAGGCTGAGCAGCCCAAGTCGCATGGGTTGGGTCTTCACGGCGGCGTTCCTTCTTCTTGAGCTGATCGGTGGCGTGGGCCTGGCGCAGGTCGGCAATGGTCAGCTGCAGGGCTTGCTGGTCGAGGCGTTGGCTGGCGACCTCGCTGCCCAGGCGGGTGATGGTGGCGGCCTGGTTGGCGTTGCGCTGCTGGGCGGTTTGCAGCCGCTCATTTGCGAGATCGGCCTGCGCCTGCGCGGTGTCGATGCGCTGTTGCTGGATCCAGATCAGCAGGCAGAGCGCGGCGACCAGGCCGAGGCCGTAGAGGAGCTGGCGGGCGGTGGTCATGCCGCGCGCTCCTGCTCGCCGGCGAACTGCGCATAGGCCCGGGCGAGCTTCACGTCGTAGAAGTTGCGGGCGTAGTTCGGGCCGTTGTAGCGGCGGGCGAACTCGGCCCACTTCTTACCCTTGAGCGTCTTGTGCAGGGTGGGGTCGGTTTCGATGAAGGTGACGAAGGCGTCGAGCTGGGCGGCCTCGCTGAGCGCCATTGTGTCGGCGAAGTGCTGCGCGTCGAAGTAGCCGAGGCGCTGCCAGTGGTAGCCCATGATCTGGAACAGGCCCCAGCTGGCGGACTCCAGCGCAGCGGTGGCGTGGATATGCTGGGCCTGGGCGAGGCGTTGGTGCTCAGCGGTGCCGCCGATGTAGCCGCCAGCCTTGCGGTTGACCAGGGCGGGATGCTTGCCGGCGAGTGCGTCGGCCTCCGCTTCGCTCAGGCCATTGGCCTGCAGGCGGGCGTGCATGACGTGGCGCTCGAATAGGATCACCGGGCGGCCGTTGGCGGCAAAGCCCTCTCCTCTGCTTTCTACCTGGTTGACGGCCATGACGCTGGCCAGCGGTACGCCGAGGCGGTCGGCGGCCTGCTGCAAATCCTGCCGCTTGAGTAGATTGGAGGTGTCGCGGCCGGCGAGCGCAGCCAGGGTTTTTGGCCCGGCGACGCCATCGTCCACCAGCCCGGCGCGGCGCTGGAAGGCGGCGACGGCGCGCTCGGTCTGCTCGCCGAAGTCGCCGTCCACGGTTACAGCGAAGCCGACCAGCTTGAGCGCGGCCTGTAGGTTGCGCACGGCGAGGCCGCGCGAGCCGATAGCCAGGAGTTCGCTCATACGCTTTCCACCTTGCGCTCGAACAGGCGCTTGGCACCGGCGCGAACGCCCTCAGCGCCGATCAGGCCGATGATGCCGCCGAAGAACGGGGCGTATTCCTGCGGAATGCCAAACAGCGCCAGGCCATTGCTGGCAGCCAGGGTGATCAAGCCGCAGACGACTGACTCGATGGCGATGCGGCGCAGCGATCCGCCGCCGAGCATTAGCCGCGAGCCGGCGATGGCACCCGACAGGGCTGCCGCGTACAGAATCGGGTAGTTCTCCTGGAGCCACGTGGCGAGCCAGGCCATTTCGGGACGGTCATGCATTCGCTTCATTCCACTGTCCGCTGGGCGTGAGGGTGTTGATGTGCTGGACCACTTCGCCCAGCTGGGCTGGGCTGTAGCGTTGCGGCATGGGGAAACCCAGCGCCGCGGCGCAGAACTCGCTGCAGAACCAACGGCGACGGCTGTGCAGGCCGACCGGAAGCAGCTGGCTGCCGAACAGGCCGAAGAAGTCATAGCCCTGCCCGGCGTTGGCGCGGAACACGCGGGCGATCTGGCGGTAGTCCGCCCATGGCAGTGGGATCAGGTCCCAGTGCTCGAGGTTGAGCTCGATTTGCTTGGCGCGCACGCCGCCGTCCATCGCCGAGGCGGACAGCCAGCGGCCATCGGCCATAACCAGTTCGCAATGGCTGTATTTGGAGCGCGTCCAGAGACGGATCAGGCGGTTGAACAACGTGCCGCGGCCCTTGTAGAGGGCGAGGTAGATCAGTCCCATAGGTTCACCATTTGGCGTTGTTCGGCGCGCACGGCCTGTTCAGGCAGCAGAACCTGCGTGCCGTGTGGGATGACCGGGCCGAGGTCGGCCAAGCCGGGGTTTGCATCGAGCACCTGCTCGACCACGCCGGCGGTGCGCCCGTAGTGCCGCCAGCAAATGGCGTCGACGGTGTCGCCCTGCTGGGCGCGCAGGCTGGCCATCAGATGAGTTCCACGGTGGTGTGCACGCGGCCGAGGATGCTGCGCAGCGCCCAGCGGGCGTCGCGGCGGTATTCGTCGGCGGTCGGGGTCAGGGCCTCGGCGCGCTCGGCACCGTCGCCGGTGGCGCTGTAGTCGCGCATCCGCTCGGCCAGCTCGGCGCCTGCGCTGCAATAGATGGCGCGGCGGTAGAGGTGCAGCAGCTGGCTTTCGCCCTGGATCTGATCTGCCGGCACATCGGCCAGGCTGGCGTTCCCGGCAGCGAGCTGTTGGGCCTTCCAGGATTTGAGTTCGCGGTTGACTTCAATCACCGCGTTGACGGCTGCGGTTTCGAGACGGGCATCGGTAATGCTGCCGTCCAGTCGCAGGGATTCGCGCAGGTGCTGGCCGTCGAGGTCTGGAAACCAGCCATCGTTGGTAATTGGGTACGGCGCAGTGCTGCCGCCTGCTGCGATGAATGCGCTCATGTTCTTGCCCTAGTTCGGCGGTGGTCGGGGCGTCACGACAAGGCCAAGGAGAAAGCCTATCGATCAGCCCCGAGCCGCCGAGTGCGTGGGGGACGCTCAGTTAGCGGGTGGTTCGCCGGTACCGGATTCGGTTGGCTTGCTTTCCGCGTGTTTCTTGAGGAGGCGCTCGACGCGCTCCAGATCCTTTTTGCCGCCGCAGTTGCTGTGCAGGTCGATGGCGCGGGCCAGGTGGGCGCGTGCTTCTTCCATGCCTTCAGCGTTCGGCGCCGCTTCGTCCAGCTCGGCCAGGTAGGCCTTGCCCAGGGCGAGGTGCAGCTTGGCGCGGGCTTCGTCCGGCATGTCGTGCTCGGCGGTGATGTCTGCAGCCAGCGACAGGACGAAACGGTCAAACGGTGCGCCGGCTTTCTGCTGCTTGAGGGCAGCGTTGGCCACCTCCTCCGCCAGCAGGCATCCGGTGGTACGCGCGAAGCGGTCCGGCATCTTCAGGCTGTGCTCAAGCACGTAACGACCGATGGCCAGTGCGCCGGCGAAGTCGCCCGCGTCGATGGACCAGACCATAAGCGTGGTGAGCACATCGTCCTGGGCGCCTTTACCGGCGGCCAGCACGCCTTCGATGTAGGGCTGATAGGCCGGGATGAGCAAACGCTTGAGCTCAGCCTTGCCCTGCTCCGACTGCACCTGCTTGAGGCGCAGGCGGTCCTGGTTGAGTTGCAACAGCTGCTGTTCGTAGGCAGTGGCGCCAGCCATGGACATGGCCGGGGCTACCTCAGCTGCCTGCAGGGCTGCGCGTTTGCGCAGCTGGTTGCGTTGGGCTGGGCTGAGCATGGCTTACACCGCCTCGATGTTTTCGACCAGGGCGACCAGACCGAAGTCCTCGATCACGTAGGCATCGTTGCTCGACTGGTAGTCGGCGATGCGGTCGTACTCCGGCTCGTCCTTCACATGGCGGCGGCGCGCGCCCTCCTGGAAGTAGATGGAGAGGTTGCTCAGGGTGGTGACCAGCACAGTACCGGCCGGGAAGAACGGCGCGTCGACGATCGGCAGGCCACCGAGGCGGGCCTTGGTGACGATCTGGTCGGCAGCGTTCTCTTCCTGGTTGGAAGCGGCGCCCTTCTCGACTGCAGCGAGGAGCTTGTCGTGCAGCAGGTCGCGGGAAACCATGACCACCAGGTTGGGGTGGCTACGGTGCCATGGGTCGAGCATCTGCACGGCGTCGAACACCACGCCGTCGAGGGTCTTGTAGTCGCCAGTGGCGCCTACGGTCACCTTGCCGGATGCGTCGACGACTTCGTCGAGCACTCGGTCTGGCGCGCCGGTGCGGATCTTTTGCAGCCAGCCGATGTTGACGTCTTCCAGCATGGGGCTGGTGGCGATGTCGGTCGCCGGGGCAACCGAGGTGCCGTTGAAGCCGATCATGATGCGGTCCAGCGCCTGGCGCTGCGCGATGGCGGCGGTGAGGCGGGTCTGGAAATCCGGGAACTTGGCCCAGGCGTCAATCAGGGCGTAGGGGAAGTCGCTGTCGAAGTTAGTCTGCTTGCAGCTGTAGCTGTCCTTGGCCAGGGTCTGGCGCTGCGCTGGGTTGCGGCGGTTGCCGGCGCCAGTGTTGGTGCGGCTGGCGATCGGGCCATTGACGCCCAGGAGAATGGCTTCGCCTTCCTGCTCGGTGACGCCAATTAGGTTGATGCGGCCGAGGAAGGCGCTCGACTCCTGAATGGCGGTTTCCAGGCTCTGCTGCACGGACGGCAGCACGTTGAATTTGACGATGGCCGAGGTGATGCCGTTGAGCTTGGCGACCTGGTCCAGGTAGCCGTTGAACTTGAGGCGGGTTTCGTTACGCATGGTGTACTCCAGTTGGCGGGTCGGGGTCAGAACTTGGCCAGGGTCTGGCCGTCGCCGCCCGTGGCTGGCGGACGCTTGAACTGTTCGGGGTCGGGGGTCTCGCTGAGCTTCTGCTTGAGCGTCTCCAGGTCGGTTTCGAGCGCGTGAAGCTTGGTCTCGATGCCGTGACGGGCGCCTTTCTCGACGCGGAGCGCTTCGGCCTGATCGGCTGAGTGTGTGGCGATCTGCTCAAGGGTTTCGGCTAGCTCCTGGAAGTGTTCGTCGGTCTGCTTTCCTTTGCCGAGCAATTCGCTGACCTTCTTAAAAAGGCCTGCGACCTTAGAGGGGGTGTCGTCCATTTCTTCGAACTCGAGCGAGGCCTCTTCGGCGGCAGAGAACAGGTTGTCCTTGTCCTGCTTGCGGCTGGCGAGCGTGCCGTGCTTGGCGCTGAATTCCAGCGCCTCGGTGCCGAGGCTGGCCGGGCTATCGGTAACGGCCAGACCGACCAGGTAGGCCTGGTTGGTATTGGCGAATTTGGGCTGGATTTCCATCGAGGTATAGATCTTCTGGCCTTTCTTGTTGAGGGCCAGCAGCGCCTCGTTGGGCTGGATCTGGGCGAGCAGGGCGAGCTTCTTCTCGCCGCCGATCTCGATTTCCTCGGTCTTCAGGGCGAGGACGTCACCGTAGGCGCCGAACATCGAGTCCGGGGCGATGCCCTTGATATGCTCGACATTGATGCGCGCGCCGTAGGTGTCGCGGTTGTAGCTGGCGGCCATCTGCTCGAGCCAGGTGCGTTCAATGGTGCGGCCATCGGTGGTGGCGCCCTCGACGCCGATGCGGAACCAGGTGGAGCGGTACTTCTTAGTTTCGGTCTTGCCGGCCATGCGGGCTTTCCTCAGCTGGTGGCTGCGTGGGCAGGTAGTGAGGGCATGGTCTGCAGCCCGCGCACTGCGGGCAATTCGCGTACCCTGTACTGGCTGGACATACAGGACGCCGGAGTAACGGCTCGCGCGCGTGAGCGGCAGCATCGGCGCCATGAATGCACCCGCCGAACTCCCCGCTCAACGCGACAACCGCCGCCAGGCCAAGTTTTTGTACTGGACGGGTTGGCGCATCACGGATATCGCCGACTACCTGGACGAGAAGGAAAAGACCGTCCACAGCTGGAAGGCCCGCGACGAGTGGGACCGGGCGGACAACGTCGAGCGCATCGGCGGCGCGCTGGAGGCCCGCCTGGTGCAGCTCATCCTGAAGGACGGCAAGACTGGCGGCGACTTCAAGGAAATCGACCTGCTGCACCGCCAGCTGGAGCGGCAGGCGCGAATCGAGCGGTTCAAGGGCGGTGGCACTGAGGCGGAGCTCAATCCGAACCTGGACAAGCGCAACGCCGGGCCTAAGAAGGCGCCGAAGCGCAACGAGTTCGCCGAGGAGCACGTCGAGCAGCTCGAGGAGGCGTTCCGCGATGGGTGCTTCGGTTACCAGCTTGACTGGTACCGGGCGGGCAATCAGCGGACGCGGGCGATTCTCAAGAGCCGGCAGATCGGCGCGACGTTCTACTTCGCCCGGGAGGCGTTGCTCGATGCGCTGGTGACGGGGCGCAATCAGATCTTCCTGTCTGCGTCGAAGAATCAAGCGCACATCTTCAAGGCCTACATCCAGGCGTTCGCCCGTGAGGTGTGCCAAGTGGAGCTCACCGGCGACCCGATCATTCTGAGCAACGGCGCGGAGCTGCACTTCCTCGGCACGAACGCGCGCACGGCGCAGGGCTACCACGGCAACTTCTACTTCGACGAATTCTTCTGGACGTTCAAGTTCAACGAGCTGAACAAGGTCGCCAGCGGCATGGCGATGCAGAAGCAATA